GATGACACAGGTAATACTTTTGCTGGTGTACTAAACGGTAAATTCAAAGTATATGTTGATCCATATGCAGCGAACATATCTGCTAGTCAGTACTATGTAATCGGTTACAAAGGAACTTCACCTTACGACTCTGGTCTGTTCTATTGTCCATACGTTCCACTACAAATGGTTCGTGCAGTTGGTCAAGACAGTTTCCAACCAAAAATTGGATTCAAAACTAGATACGGAATGGTTCAAAATCCTTTCGCACATTCTGGCGCTGATGGCGCACTAGATAACTCTGGTGCTGTTGCAGCTGCTAGTCAAAACTTATATTACAGACGAGTTAAAGTTACAAACATTATGTAATTTTACTTTAAGTAAATGTTTTAGAAAAGGGCGCTTCGGCGCCCTTTTTTTTGTATTCTATCAAAACCCTCAAAAAAAGATTGTCATAGCCGCCGCCTGAGACGGAAAAGAGAACACGGTGATATGATAGTACCCCCTAAAAACTGTTATAAATAGTAGTATGACAACAACAAATGTAATTCAAAGAGAACCTTCTAAAAGTGATTATGCTAGTCCTATTCAGTTTAGGTTTAAGTGTACTAAACTTCCAACAGTAGAGTTTTTTGTACAAAGTGTTAATCTACCTGGTATTAATCTAGGTTCAGGAACACAAACTACTCCTTTGTATGATATGCCTTTACCTGGAGACAAGATAACTTTTGCAGCTCTTGATTTATCATTTCTTGTTGATGAAAATTTAAACAACTATAAAGAGATACATGATTGGATTCTTGGTCTAGGATTTCCTAGTAATCACACACAATTTGCAAACCTACAATCAGAGGGGTCAGATAGATTTCCTGGTTCAACAGCAGGTCCTGTTGTGCCTGGAGTTCAAACACCACAACCACTTAGTGATGGTGGTATCTATTCAGACGCAACACTAACAGTTTTAAATAGTAAAAATATTGCAAAGACAGAGATAAGATTTGAGAATATTTATCCAACATCTTTAGGTGGTTTAAATTATGATGTAAGACAAACCGATGTTGATTATTTAAATGCTTCGGTTAGTTTTAACTATATGAATTATGATATAGTACAAATTTCTACTACATAGTAGTAACAATATAGGATGATATATAATGACGACAGCGTTTTGCTTTGGTAATGGTAATTCTCGTAAAGGTCTAAATCTAGACGACTTCAAAAAACACGGAACAGTAATAGGTTGTAATGCAATCTATCGTGATTTTACACCAGATATATTAGTAGCATTAGATTCAAGAATAGGTCACGAAATATATCGGTCAAAATATGCACACGAACACACTTGTTATTTAGGATACTGGACACCTGTGCCAATATTTGTTGCAAAAGAAATGATGAAAACTATGGCAGACAAAACTGATATAGTTTGGAATGATAGTCAAGAAGTAGTTTATCATGGTGCTGATGGAGTGTTCACACTTACAAAAGGTCACAATTTAGGCGTAACCTATATCACCGGAATAACAACAAAAGATAAGGTAAAAGATATCGAACCAGATGTAGATGGTTTTGCATATGCAACAGGTTCAAGAAGTATCTATCTTGCTTGTGAATTAGGTGCAAAAAAAGTTTACATTATTGGTCATGACCTGTATAGTTTAGATAATAAAATAAACAATATCTATGCTGGAACAAATAGTTATGCTGATAAAAATGCTGATTATGCTAGACCTGATAATCCAGATGAGACTTTTAACTGGATATTACAACATAAAAATACATTTAATAAGTTTAAAGATACACAATTTTATAAAGTAAACATTAACCCTATTGGCACTTCAGCAATTGATTGTGAAATAAAAGAATGGAAAGACTGCAATAATCTTACCTATATTACACAAAAAGAATTGGTTGAAAACCTTGACAAAACTAGCAAAAGGTGATATAATATACACTATGACATTAGAAGAATTACAACAACAAGTAGATAAAGATTTTAAACTTGATGATACTGAATTAGACGCTGAATCAATTAAAATACCTTTATTACATAATAAGTACCTACAACATTTTAATAAGTTTTCTTTACTACTAAAGAAGGCCGAATATGATTACAACCTTTTAAAAAGGCATAAGTGGGAATACTATACAGGTAAATCAGACCCATCGGTATATGCAGAAAAACCATTTGATTTAAAAATACTAAAAGCAGATGTACATATCTATATGGATTCAGATGAAGAACTACAAAAGGCAGACCAAAAAGCTGCATATCTAAAACAAGTTACAACTTACCTTGAACAGGTTTTAAGAAGTATTAATAATAGAACATTTTTAATTAAAAATGCAATAGAGTGGAAAAAGTTTACAAGTGGAGCAATCTAGAAATTTTTTAGGCTGCGTTGGGTTTAGTCATTCACAAGGAAGTTGGATATGGCATATGTTAATCGTAAGAGGAAAACATTGTTATCGTGTTCCGTTGCTTTATCCTTTGTATTATATTATGAATGTTTTATATAGAAGAAGAATAAAAAAAAACTTGGAGACTTATGGAACATCAAAAAATATTTTCAACTAATATATTCTTATTAGATAATTTTATACCACAAGTAACAGCGACAGAGGTATCAACGGTACTTAATATGAAAAAATATATTAGTGATTTATGGTCAAAAAGAGACCATGACGACAATTGGCAAACAAAATCAGCAAACTTACAAACAAAAAAAGAGTTTAAATATTTTTCAGATTTAATTGTAAAGACTGGTAAAGATATCTGTAACACATTAGGTTATGATGTAGAAGATTTAATCATTACTGATATGTGGGCAAATGTATTAAAGCATAATGAACATCATCCTGTTCATACACATTCAAATAATTTTTTAAGTGGCACTTATTATTTACAATCTGATAAAGGTGCAAGTATAGTTTTTCATGACCCACGACCTGCAGCTGATGTTATAGTACCTAGAAAAAAAGAAAAAAATACTTTAAATTCTAGTTTATTAAGTTATGCTTCAACATCAAATAGAGCAATATTTTTTCCTGCGTGGTTGCCACATTGGGTTCAACAAAACAAGTCTAATAACAAACGCATAAGTATTGCTTGGAATATGCAAGTGAAAGGACAAGTAGGTGAACATCATGAGTTCCAATCAGCAAATATCTGATTATATCTTTTATTATCCTCAGGCACTAGGAGAAACTGCTTGTGATAATATAGTTGCACATTATAATAAAGATACATTTAAAGGGTGGAAAACTTCTACTTTCTCAACTGCTACTAAAAACTTAGGTACATCTAAGGTTGATATGAAAGAGTTTTGGATACTACCTGATATGTTTGGTTACAAAACTTTACATCAAGGATTTCAATCAGCCGTAAATGATTATACATCAATACACGATAAAATTAAAATACAAGAATACACACACTTTAGAATTAACTGTTATGAAGCAGGAGGTTTTATGAAAGAACACATAGATAATATTCATCATAGTCATGGACAAAAAACAGGTTACCCTCATTTAACATCATTAATATTTTTAAATGATGATTACGAGGGTGGTGAATTTATGTTATGCGGTGAGCCTTTACAAAAGAAAAAAGGTTCAGCCGTTGTCTTTCCATCAAACTTTATGTTTCCTCATGAGGTTAAACAAGTAACAAGTGGTAACAGATATAGCATAATGACATGGATACTTTAATCATTGAAAAGAAAAACGAAGTCTATATAACCGTTGATTGTGACCCTAACATTCAACGAGAAATATCAGAGTTCTTTACATTTTATGTTCCTGGATATAAGTTTATGCCAGCATTCCGTAATCGTATGTGGGATGGTAAGATAAGATTATATTCACAAAAGACGAAAGAAATATACTTTGGTCTATATCCGTATATCAGAGCATTTGCTGAAGAAAGAGATTATCGAATTGTTGCAGGCAAAGATGTTGAGATTAATAATAGTGTAGATAAAGAAATAGTTAAAAAGTTTTCTAATAGTCTAGGTCAAAAGTTTGAGGCAAGAGACTATCAGATAGACGCCATATATCATAGTTTAAAGTTCAATAGGGCGTTGCTACTAAGTCCTACAGCGTCAGGTAAGTCATTCATCATATATTCGTTAATACGATATTATTCTCACTTAATTAAAGATACCCCTAACAATCGAATATTATTGATTGTACCGACAACCTCGTTGGTTGAGCAGATGTATTCAGACTTCGAATCATACGGTTGGAATGTAAAGAAAAATTGTCATAGATTATATAGTGGTTATTCTAATCAAACAACTAAAAAAGTATTAATATCTACATGGCAAAGTCTATACAAATTACCTAAAAAATATTTTGAACAATTTGGCGTTGTATTTGGTGATGAGGCACATTTATTTAAATCTAAATCACTTACAGAGATTATGACAAAACTTGAAGATTGTAAATATCGTATTGGTCTTACAGGTACTTTAGATGGTGCTCAGACGCACAAACTAGTATTAGAGGGATTGTTTGGTGCTGTAAATAAAGTTACATCTACAAGAAAACTTATGGATAAAAAACAACTATCTAATTTGGTTGTTCGTTGTTTGATATTGAAACATACAGTAGAGAATAGTAAGATGGTTACAAGTGGTAAGTATCAAGATGAAATAGATTATCTAGTAAGTAGTAAATCAAGACAAAACTTTATTCGAAACTTGGCAATCAAGTTAAAAGGAAACACTTTAGTTTTATTTCAACTAGTAGAAAAACATGGTAAAAATTTACATGAGATAATCAAAGAAAAGGCTGACGATAACCGAAAAGTTTTTTATATTTTTGGTGGTGTTGAAGCAGATGAAAGAGAAGCAATAAGAGGTATAGTAGAAAAAGAAAAGGATGCTATTATTGTTGCAAGTTATGGTACATTTAGTACTGGTGTTAATATTAAAAACTTACACAATATTATTTTTGCTAGTCCTTCTAAGAGTAGAATAAGAAACCTACAAAGTA